TTCAGGCCAACAGTGTTCTGAATAACACAAGCGGCACGCGTATTGAAGTCCCTTTCTTCGATCCGATCGCACCCGTGGCCACCGTTGTTGAATCCAACAACACTTGGGGCACTAACGGCGCATTAGTTCCCGCCAAGGTCGAAGCGTCTACTCAGTACGCCACCCTCTGCAATCGTGCGTTTGCTTATGCCGCTGATGATCTCAGCGCATTTCAAACTGGTGAAGATGCTTTGTCGCATGTTCGCAATCAGATGGCTGATGCCATCAACGTGCAGAACACAACCAAGCTGATCTCACAACTGACAGGTTTACTTGGTCCCGCCGGTCCTTTGGCGGCTACCAATAGCCTCGACGTTTCGGTTGCTTCTAGTGCAGGTGATGCCAACTATTTGAGCGCCAACACTGTTACGCGTGCCAAGTATCTGCTCTCCGAGCGTGCTGGCAGCCTTGACACCTTGGTTGTTCATCCCACTGTTGCTGCTGCGCTTGAAACTGTTCAAGCGTTGACCTTCAGTGCAAATGCTGCAGGTGCTGGCAACACCATGGTGCTTGGTGGTGGTGGCGTTGGCCTGACTGAGCCACAAGTTGGCACGTTCATGGGCCTCAAGGTCATTAAGGATGAGGCTTGCCCCATCCGTGGCACATCTGGCGAGCAAGAACAGTTTGTTTGCTATCTGATGGGCTCAGGCTCAGTTCAGACCGGTAATCAGTATCCACTACAAGTGTTTACTAATTACAACATGCTCAGCTTCCAAAACCTGATGAGCGTTCGGTACTCCGGCACGTATCACGTTCTTGGAACTACTTGGTCTGCTTCAACAGATAACCCAACTGATGCAGCACTTGCAACGCCTTCCAACTGGGGTCTTGCGTTTGCTGATCCTCGCCTAATTCCTGCTGTGGAATTGGTCGTCAACTCACCGTTTGGCGGCACTATTGCCTGATAGCCATACGCCTGCTTAGGCGCTAGGCAAGAAACGTGAGCATGGCCCTCTGGCGAAAGTTAGGGGGCTTTTTTATGCCTAATTAAGCCCAATAGAATTGATATTCACCGACCCGGAAGCCTCCGATGTGCGGAATTGCGCGGTTTTACTGCATCAAAAATGGTGTCACTTGGGTTGAAGATTGTCCCCGAGATGTAGCCCTAAAAACCAGACGTAGACTGAGAGCAGAAGACGTCACCGTTTACCACTCCGTGATTTTGTAGATGGCTATCAATGCAACTCTCGGGTCTAGTACGGCCAACGCTTACGCCTCTGAAGCGGACGCGGACGCCTACGCAGCAGTCTCATGGTGGGGCAGTACTTGGCTGGCTCTTTCTGCTGACGCCAAACAGATTGCGTTAATTGCTGCCACCTCTGCGCTTGAAACGTTGACGTGGAAGGGCAAACGCTGCGATCCGTCTACGGACAATGCAGACAAACCCCAGGCCCTTTCGTGGCCCCGTTCTGGTGTGTCTTGTGATGGGGTCGCGGCAACTTGCACGTTGATTCCTGCAGCGATCACAGACGCATGTATTGAGCTGTCGTATCAGCTCAGCCAAAACCCAAGCGCATTACAGCCGGGAGCACCTAGCGCAGCAGCTTCTGGAACCTATACGTCAAAAGAAAAACTTGGCGACCTAGAGGTCAATTACGCGGCTTACCCAGCGGGCGCTACTGGGGAAAGTTGCAGTAGCTGCAGCGATCCAAAAGTAATTTCTATGTTCCCTTGGTTAAAAGGGATGGTCTCTTGTTATGCCGTATTTAGTTCTACGTCAGGCAGCAAAGTCATCTTGAGGGTGCGGTCCTAATGGCATTTCAAGATTCCATTGGGGTTCCAGTCGCCAAAAGCTTGGTTGATAAATTCCGGGTTACTGGCTTGAATTACATCCGCGTTGACGAGCCGGTTTACGACCCCGCTACGGGCACCTCAACGCCTTCTGAAACCACGTTCACCTCTGCCGGTGCTGTCTTCCCAAGTTTTCAAGACCAAGACAACGGCGGGCCATCAAACGACATTGAGATCAAGGTCGTGATTGATCTGGCCGGGGTTGGGAATGTAATCCCAACAACACGCGATCGGTTGGATTATTTGGGCAGGCCGTGGAAGGTTGTCAGGGTTGACCTGTCATCTGGCGACCTGCTTTATACCGCCACACTTTTAGCGAGGGCGAACTGATGGCCAAAAAATTTCGAGGCGCTGAACTTGTTCGAGAAATTGATGAAGCGCTGGACCGAGGCCTTGCCCGGTTTTTGATTTTGACTCAGGGCAAGCTGAGCAAATCATCGCCTGTTGATACGGGTCGTTTGGCTAGCTCATGGTTTATCGGTGCGGGCGTGCCAGATCGCAGCGAACCACCAAAAAGAAAGGATGGAGACAACACACCATCAATCACTAAATACGACGGCAGGATCACGATGGATCGCGACTGGTTTATCAGCTCAAACCTGGACTATTCAGAGCGCGTGGCATTTGATCCCAAATACGGGAAGGGCGGACGCCGAAACGGCGCCGCTTGGTTCACCACGATTGCCAATAACGCGGCCAAAGACGCTGAAAAGTCCTTTGATTTTTTCCTGAGGAAAGTGAAATGAGCTTCGCAACTATTCGGGCATTAATTGAAACCCGCGTTAATGATGCTTTTCAAGGTCTCTCTACACCTGTTCCCGTTGTTTTTGACAACGTTGGTGGTGAGCCTCCCGGCACTGAATACGTGCAACTGTCTATTACTTATGCGACAACGACCGAAGCCATCCTTAACCCTGAGGAGAGCGGCATTGAGGTATTGCGGGGAAACCTGCAGCTAGCGGTCTACAGCCCTAGAGGTAACGGCATGGCACGGCTTGAGACCCTGTCAGCCACTGGCTTGGCTGTAATGAACAGCCTTAAAAGCTGGAATTTGCCAGACCCTGAAGGGGTCAAATGCCAAGTCGGCCAAGTTTTAGGGCCTGTGAATGTCCTGTCTGGTGATGATCCTTTAGCGCTTAGCAATATCAGCGCACCCTTTTTGGCTTACGGTTAATCCGCCTACGTAGACTTAAAAAGTCTCTGCCCCCGGAGATTCAACGCCCCCAATGTTGTCTCTATCGAGGATCTAATGGCGATTGCCTGCAGCTCTAGCGCCTTAACAGGCCAGAGCGGTTCTGTTTACTACACTCCAGCGGCGACCAAATTCTGTCTTGAGGATTTTTCTGATTTCCCGGCTGGTGTTGCCATTTCTGTCCCTGCAACAAATGATTTCCAGGTTGGTGATCCTGTCGTTTTCTCTATAGAAAATGGCGGTTCTATCGATACGGCATTAACTGCAGGAACGGCCTATTTCATTGTCGCTAGTACATCCCAAACGATTCAGGTTTCGGCCACTAAGGGCGGGACTGCTATCACTCTTAATGGTGACGGCGGATCCGGGGCTGCTAACTCGGCAGGTCACATCAACATTGCTTACGACCCGTTCGGGGCAATTTGCGATATATCGGCCTGGTCAATCGAGATTTCTCGCGAGGAATTAGATGTCACCACGCTTCCTTGTGGAGTTGGTGCAGGTGGCGGCAAGTATGCAGCCTTCCGCGCGACCCAAGCTGGTTATGCCTCAGCAACCGGAACAATCACGGTTTTCTTCTCTGACAATGCCACAAGCCTTGGCCAGAGAATGCGTGCCAACGTGATGCTGAGGGATCAAAATGGCGCCCGTGTTCGCCTGTTCAATAACACCGTTTCTGATGGTGCTTCTCCTGCAGCGCCTGACCTGGCGACTTCATCCTTTATTGAGGGTGATATTACCTTGACCGGTGTTTCCTTGGACGTAAACCCTGATGATCCCCAACAGGGAGAAATCAGTTTCAGCGTTCAGAACATCACCCATCTGTTCAACACATCTTTGGTGTGATTTAACTAGAGAGGATCCCCCTCAGACATTGCCCCGCCTAGTGCGGGGTTTTTTGTTGAATAAAATAATTGCGGCGTGCGCGGGGCACGCCTGGGTGCCGGGGGGATGGGCCTACACCTTCCCCTTGTGCCTGAAGTATCCTCTGTACGTAGGCACAATTTAAAATGAGCCAGCTTCAGATTGATCGGCTACGAAATCGCGTTGGCCGAAACAACGTATTGACTAGGTGCGAGTGTTTTCTCCCCGGTGATGATGGCCCAGAAGATTGGAGCTTTTACATAAAGCCTCTGACGATGATGGAGCTTGTCGAATCACGTCAAGGCAGAAAGAAAGGCGAACAACTGACCGAGCTAGAAACAACCGTGAAGTTGATCATGGTTCGTTGCTTAAATGCTGATGGCTCTCGTATGTATCAGTCCGACGCATGGCCATTCCTGATGAGGATGCCATTGTCGGAACTGACGATGTTGGCGGAAGCCATGAACGATTCAGCAGATGAGGAGGATGAAGTCGAGGTTGATCTCGACGTAAAAAGTCCTAGCAAAGCAACTAAGAAATGATTTTGGCCTTTGTGCTGAATTAGTAGTTTGTGAAAAGCTTGGGATGACCCTCACTCAATTACGTGAGGGCCTGACCTATGAGGAGCTTTATCTCTGGCACGCTTATTTCCAGTTGCAAGCTGATCAGCAGAAAGAGGCAATGAAAAAAGCAAGATCTAGCCGCCGTTAGTATTGGCTATCGGCGGTTTTTTTCTTGGCTAACGCACCCGTTGATATTCCAATTAAGGTCAAAGGCTTATCTGACCTTCAAAAGCTAGAGCGCCGGATGGAGGCGCTTGAAAAAGAAATTACAAGAGTACAAAAAACAGCCCCTAAAGCAGCCAACGGGATTTCTAAATTTGGGTTAGCTGCTAGAGGTTCGGCCGGTGGAGTTAAGGCTTTAGGCCTTGCAATCAAATCAACGCTTGGTCCTATTACAGCGTTGCTGGGTGCAGTCGCTGGTGTTGGTGCAGCGTTCAATGTGATTAAGGGCCAGGATTTTGCTGAGGCCAAATTTGAAAGCCTTGGGGGCAACTCTGAGCAGTTAGTCACTAATTTAAAAGCGGTTAGTAATGAGCTACAGGGCACAGCAAGCGTTGCTGAGCTGACGGGTGCCGCTTACGATGTTGCCTCTGCTGGTTTTAGTTCTGCGGCTGAGGCGTCTCTTGTATTAAAGGCGGCCAGCTTGGGTGCGACGGGCGGTTTTTCAGACATCAACACGGTTGCCAATGCCACAACGTCTGTTCTGAACGCTTACGGCAAATCAGCGGCTGATGCTGGGGCACTTGTTGACCAGTTCATTCAGACGCAGAACGACGGAAAAATTGTTGTAGCCCAGTACGCGGACAACATTGGTAAGGTCGCGTCAGCAGCGGCAAGCCTTGGCGTTCCGTTGTCTGAAGTAAACGCAGTTATCGCGCAATCAACAGCAGCAGGCAACCAAGCTGAGGTCGTGTTTACAGGTCTTAAAGGAGCTTTGGCAAGGCTTGCAAGTGGTGAAGCCGAAAAAGCTTTAAAAGGAACAGGGATAGAAATCAGCGCAGCATCTGTCGAAGCTGATGGATTATTTGGCACGTTGAAAAAGCTTGAAGGCTTAGACACCGGCAAGCTATTTAAGGCGCTAGGCACTGAAGCTGGCCCTGCCTTGATCCCAGTCATTGAGAACTTAGAAAAATATGAGCAGCTAATTAACAACCAAGAAAACTCAAATGGTGTAGCAGCATCGGCGGCAGCAACTGCAGCGGGCACAATTGAGGGTGCTTGGAAGCGGGTGACGGTTGCGCTAGACAATGCCTTTTCAGATCAGACAGAACTAGGCCAAATTATTCGAGCCACTTTGTTAATGGCTGCGGCAACAGTTGAAGCTTTAGGCGCGGCATTGACTTTAATTCTTTCGCCAATTCGTGCGGTGATTGAAGCGGTGATGGCGGTTGCTAGTGCCTGGACTGGCGTCAAAGACGGTGAAGCGGTACTTCAAAGCCTGACTGCGCTTTGGTTTGATGCGTTAGCTGCTGTCAATGATTTCTCAAACACAGTCGTTGCGGTCGGCAAAGTAATAGGTCAGTACATCGCGGCGGTAGTTAACCGAATTCAGGGTTGGTTCTCCAACCTGTGGGGAAGCATTGGCAGTGGGGTCCAAGGCGTAATCCAGCCAATTGTTGGGGCCTTCTCTCAAGCGTTCACGTTTGTAAAACAGTTAATTGATGGTTTTTGGGCTGGGCTGCCCCAATGGATGAAAGACGCGCTCGGCGGCGTTGGCGGGAGCATTCAAGGCGTTCTTGACAAAGTTATCTCTGATATCAAGGCAGCCAAGTCATCCGTTGAGATCACTGTTCCAGAAAAGCCCAAGGCGGCAAATGCAGCAGCATTGCCAACGCCAACGGGTGGCGCCAGTGGCGGTGGCGGTGCAGACCAGGCAGCCAAAGACGCCGAACGCCTTGCACAGCAAACCGCTGAACGGGTACTAAGTGCAGAAAAGCTAATTACTGCTGCGCAGCGTGAGGGCGAAATCCTGAACGCCAACTCTGAATTTGAAAAAGCACAAATCGAAAGTAAAAACAAGATTTTTGAGATTGCTGAAAAGTATGGTGAGCTAGCCGCCAAGTCTTTGTCGGATGAAGAAACAAATTTGTTGCTGCAAGCGCAAGGCCTAGAAATTCAAAATGAGCGGTTGGCTTTAGCTGAAAAAGAAGCAAAAGCTCTTGAGGACGCTACGAAGCCGTTATTAGAACAAGAACAATTCTTGAAAGATGCCCTTACCTATGGCAGGGAAGAAGCAACGATTAGGCAGCAAATTCGAGAGGCCACTGAAGGGCTAGGCGCGAAAGATGCGGCCCGAGTTGAAGAGTTGATTCGGGGCAACCAAGAACTTGAAAATCAGCTGACGGCTATGGATGAAATGCAGCAGTTGGCCGACAGTATCGGCAACACGATTGAAAACGGTCTTGTCAATGCTTTAGGTACTGCCATTGAAGGCCTAGTGACTGGAGCGGAAGACCTTGATGAATCACTCAAAAAGATTCTTTCGGGGGTACTTAAAGACATCGGGCAACAGCTAATTAAAGCCGGTATTGGCAGTTTTGGCGGGGGTGCAGGAGGTGCTGGAACTGGTCTACTTGGGGCGTTGTTTGGCAGGGCCGCTGGCGGCCCTGTGACGGAAGGCACCTCTTATCTGGTCGGCGAATCCGGGCCTGAGATCTTTACGCCAGGTGCAACCGGTCAGATCACAAACAACGAAAACACAAAAGCTGCAATGGCCAATTACAGCGCCGGTAACGCATCATCGGCTGCAGCGATGGCACCGATGGCGGCCAACGTTACTTACAGCGGGCCAACCTTAAACTTCAATGGTGACGATTACATCCCACGATCTGAAGCTTCTAATCTTGTCGCCGCTGGTGCCAAGCAAGGCCAGGCGCGTGCAATGAACACGCTCAAAAACTCTCGCTCACAACGTTCAAAACTGGGGATGTAAACCATGGCTTACGTCAAGCTTTGCAATTTTATTGAGATTTACCGGATTAAGAGTGACGGGACTGAGGAAATATCTGATCGTTATCAGAATTATGCACCGGGTGAAACGATTCCATACAACGCGACTCCTGGATACAAGTATCTAAGTTTTCTCTATCAAGGCGCAGCAAAAAATAGGACAGGCGACAATTTGGAAGCGGCGTTAGTTTTGTCTGTTAACGCAATTAGTCAAGATGCTGCAAGGCAAGCAGTAATGAAGCGAAAACACGTCCGCGTGCATTCTGTTGTGATCGAGTCTGGCTACGACCCAGCAACTCGCACGTTATCAACTGAAGAATGGCTAGCCGCCACGATGACGTATGACTATGAAACGCTTGAGGTGATTCTTAGTAGCAGCATTGATGCTGTAGGGGCTAATGCACCAACCCGTGTTTTAACAAAAACGCTCGTTGGGCGTTTACCAGTCACTGCAAGCATTAACGCAGGATGATGCACCCATACGAATTAATTGGTCTGCCTTACCGTCTTGGTGCGATACCAGAAAAACATGGTGCGGCGGATTGTTTATCCTTGTCAAAAGCCGTTTTAGCATTCCAGGGTGTGGCAACACCAGAGCCAACGCGTGATTGGTATCGGCGAATAAAAAGAGGTGATACTTCCATCTTTGAGGAGGAACTTAAACGTTGGGGACAAGAAATAGAGGCACCTACAATGTCAACAGTTGCCTTATGTCATTCCCCTTTAGGGCTTGGCATGGCGTCATACTTTGAGGATGGATGGATTCACTTCAGCGGGTCGGAGGCAATCTGGAGTCCCATCGACGCCCTTCAGGTCGTCGGGCTGTACTCCTCCCGTTTGAGGTAGACCTGTGCGAACAGTTAGGTATAACGACTGAAGAATATTGGGATTTTGTAGCCAATGCTCACGACTTTATTAAAGAGCGCCCTGAAGAATATGCGCATCTTCCAGATGTAAGAAATGATCCCCTCACCGTCGCGGTTGTTCAGATTGTTGTTGGCATTGCGTTAACTGCAATCAGTGCCTTGATGGCACCAAAGCCAAAGCAACCAAAAAAAGGTTTATCACCTTTAGACATTGAGGGTTCACAAGGCCGCAGCCGATATACCAAGAGCGCAAACTTTGACAGCGTCCAGTCTCTCGCAAATCTTGGGGAAACTATCCCGTTAATTTTTGCCGACCGGTCAAATAGTGCTGGGGGCATTCGCATTGATACGCAGTTGTTGTTTTCTCAGATGATTACATCAGGAACAACTCAAACGCTGTTAGCCGTGATGATGTTAGGCGCTGGCAAGTTGCGCGAATTGCCTGATTATAAAGGTTACGCTATTGGAGATTTAATGCTAAGGGATTTTTCCTCATTTAAACAACAATTGTTTGGCAACATTGGGGGGAGAGGAGACAACCGGCTAAAAGACGGCTTATCGGTTGATGACGGTGATCAATACGATGAAAGCAAAATGATTGTCAAGTCTGATGGCAACGATGCTTTCAGCATTTATTGGTCGCCAGAAAGCGCATTTGGCAAGCACTTTTCAGGCACTAGGACGCCAACATCTAAATCTAGCTTCGGCTTGTTTAATCCAATGCCAAATGGGTTTAGGTATTTAGTGCCGTATGAATTAGTGCTAGTCCCAAGAGATAAAGATGACGATATGAAAGATCAAGTCAAAGATCAAGAGAAAAAGCGAGACAAAGTAATGCGTTATTTTGCAAGAGAAGGTGGAATCGTTCAAGCAGAGGATGGAGTGGCTATTTATTACTTGTCAGCAGACCGGATGCCTACAGATAAGTTCTCACCCTGGGGCGCGGCTGATGTGTTGCAAGTACAAGACGAAACGAGAATAACAATTGACGAGTATATTCAAGAGGGACAAGAGTACATGCTCGGCGGCTGTCGCGCTATTTGCAAGCAACGACCTGATAAGCAATTTGCCCCAGAAGATGAAGCCGCTCTGGAATACATCTTTCAATTAACACCTAAGGAACCTGGCAGCGACAGTGCGCCGCCCGTAGTCCCCGGCAAGCGAAACGCTCTAAATAAACAATTTGTTCCTTTTGAAGAGACAACAGATGCAGACACAAACGAACAAGCGGCAGGCCCATGGGCTCGTGGTTGCGTTCAAGCTTTAGCGGTAGCTTCATTGAGCAACAGCCGTGCTTGCAATGCCACAGAAATTGGCATCAGGTCTGAAATTTGGCGCCAGTGTCAGAACATGGCGAATTTCAATGCGCACCCTGACAACAGCACAATTAAAAGGTATCAAAAGAAAAACTCAGGAATTAACCTTGGCACCGTTACCAAGTACACAAAGAGGTACGCATTTTTTAAAATATACGCTCGAAAAGCTAACGCCGCAAACTGGAAAGACATCAACGGCGGGCGTGTTTTTGCTGTTCGAGGTGTAAGTCCTGAATATGTTTTCAATACATTATTTATTAAGCACGATGAAGGTCAACATGAATTTGAAATTGTGCCCGTTCCAGGCTCCGAATTTTATAACGATGTCCGCTCAAAAGGAATTGATGTTCACTTATTAGACGGCCGAGCTTTAACTCGTGCCAGTGCATCACGTAGCCAAACAACAAGCACCGAAGGGTATCAGATTTTTTACACCGGCATTCAAGATAATTTGACTCTACAAGATGTAACCAATCCAGAATGGATTTTTAATTATACTAGCCAAAATACCGATGAGCCGAACGACACAGGCCCAGTCATAAAGTTGGGAAGTTATAGCGACGGCAATCCTATCCCACAAACTAAATCTGCTAAAAAATCTTTAGGAACAGATTGGAATAAACAGGCAGGAACAAAAGCGCTAGTTAAACAAAATTTCGTCAGCGGTCTTTATACATTTTGGTGGAATGGCGAAATTAAAGGACAAGATATTCCTAAGGAATTCGTGAACGTTGCTGGCGGCGGTGGTCGCGACATTCAATATAGAACGAATGAACAGAAAAAAGATATGATTCCTGCGGGTTGGGGGGAGTCCAATACTGAGTATGACATGTTTGATGATGACAGCAACTTAACCCGTAAATATGGGGTTGTTTACGAAAACGGTCTGTATAACTATTATTGGAATAGTGAACTTGTAGTAAGCACCGTTAGCGGCGCATCAGGCTGGTTTGAAAATAGCACAGGACTAAGACGATATGAGAGAACGGGGGGCGTAATAGAAGGCGGGACAGAAACTATTTTGATACATGATGAATTGTTTAATGTAAATTCTCGTGATGCTAAAAACAGGATCGTGTCCATAAATACTGGCGTGAGAGTTAACACTGAAAGCGGCATTAATTCGTTTTATCGTTCTGGTACTTTTTTAGGCGTAAATAATGGGCTTAGCAAGAATTCTTATCGCCCTGGTGATGGAGTTATTTGGCAAAAAGGTTCCAAAAAATATCAAGATCAAACAGGCGGCAAAGTTTTTGATCCGGTGAGCAGCCAGCGCGAGATCAACTGGCCTAGTCCATCGTCAACCGGAACCGTTAGCAACAGCCTCAATAAAGGTGCAATTTTGCGCCCAGGTAGTACGGGAGCCTTGCAGGTTTGGTGGGATTACGAATACAAAGGTTCGATACTTATTACAGAGACATTAGATGGTGGAGACGGTTATTTTTACTATGTTGACGGTGGTGTCGCTGGTGAGAATGGTCAAATCAGAAGCGAATGGTATAGCGTTTTTAAAATTTATAGATATAGCGCAACTCCTGTAAGATACGAATATTGGTCCGTTGATAAGTTGCAAGAGGTCACAACACCTGACACTTGGGAGATTGCACGTCAAATGTCAACAGAAGGCCAGGATGGTGAATGGTCAATCGAAAAGCTTGAACGCGGGATTGTTGGTGATGTTGAGCCAGATAAACCAGTAACCAGACGCCTTATAGAAGGTGACAGAGACACAGCCACGGTCACAGTCACGAAATATGAAGCAGATACATCCTATGACTCAAATGCTAGAGATGCTTATACCTGGGAATTAGAAAATGGAGGCAATGGTTACAAAGCTAATACAACCGCTTATATTAATGCTACGCCTATAGATAAAGTCAAGATTACAGAGGTGCGTTTACCTAGACAAGATGTTGGCGAGCCTGATGTTAGCAATACTGCAGATGTCAATGAACGTTTTAAAGATTTTACTCGACCCAACACAAACTACAGCCCGCTTAATGCAATTTGTGATTACTATATCAACAACACTGATAACAGCAGTCACGCAAATAGTCCTGAACATAAAGTAGTTTTTTGCAATGAGTTGATTGAACAATTTGACCCTAACTCAGAGCAAGACGGCAGTGAAAGCCCAATCCCTAGATATCCTGGCCTAGCACTAGCTGGGATTAAATTGCTGAACAGCAAGGAATGGACATCGTTTAACAGCCTGTCGGCTTATATCCAGCATGGGCACATTGTTGAACGCCTGTTCTCTCGTATTGAACCGTCGAGCGAAGTTGACGGAAACAAAGGGGCCACCAACCTTTTCCCAGAGATTGCTTATCACCTGCTGACCGATTCTGAATATGGGGCTGGTGAACTGGTCGGAGCTGCGTCAGTTGATCGTGGTGCAATGGCAGAGGCTGCCCAGTTCTGCCAGGCAAATGGCTTCCACTGGGACGGCATAATCACAGAAGGGCAAAACCTTCGCCAATTTATTTTTGAAAACGCTGCTTATATGCTTTGTGATTTTACGATTAAAGGTGGAAAGTTTGCGTTAGTCCCATCAGTACCTTTTGACAATGGTGGCAGCTATGAGATGAAGCGCAGCCAATCGCCTGTGATTAAGGCACTTTTTACAGATGGGAATATGCGAGGGATGGAGGTTTCATTCTTGTCACCAGAAGAGCGCCAACCATTTAAAGGCGTTTGTATTTTCCGCAAAGAAAAAGTCAACGCCTTCCCTGAACTGCGAACGATGACTATGCGGTTATCTAATGCAGAAGGCGGCAGCGACAGCGACCCGGTTGAAAAGTTTGATTGCAGCGGGTTTATGACATCAGAAAACCATGCCCGAATGTTTTTGCGGTATGCCCTAAAAACTCGCCAGCTTGTTGACCATGGCATCAAATTTGAAACCACTCCTCAGTCAGCCATGAACCTGGAGCCTGGCCAGTATTTCCGGGTGTCATCAAAAAGCACTCACACTGACCGGTTTACTAGCGGCAGCATTGATTTTGAAGGGAATATCACTACTAGCGAACCTATCGGGGAGGGTGTGGTGATTAATGTTGTTTATTGGAAACCGGGTTCTACGGAAGTCGCCAGCACCCAAACGAAGGTAAACCAAAACAAGGTCGCGAAATCTCAGCTTTTTGGATGCTTATTTTGCCAAGTTACCGATAAATCAGAGGCTCGTGTTTATAAATGTGAAAGCCTGTCTTATGCAGATGACGGTTTAGTCGAAGTGACTGGGTCAGTATCCCCGTTAAACGATAAGGGCCAGCTTTTGCTTTTAGATTGGGATGCAGACAGCGATTTTATTGAGGAGGTCTACTGATGGCATCAACACAGCGCAAATTCCCTACAAATATTTGCCCTACCGGCAGAACTTATAAACCCGGAAGGCTGCCTGAAACATCGTTTGAGGCTAGAAATGGTGCGGTTTCGTTTGTTCAATACGGTCAAAATTTTGTGAATGCAGAGCTAACGCTTGATTTTGCCAACATCAATGACGCAGTGGCAGGCCAGATTTTGCAGCATTACGAGTCAGTGCGTGGAGATGACTATGTCGTTTTTGGCAAAGACGCTGGTTTGCAAGGTCTTAACCAAAGCTTGATAGATGAACAAGTCGTTCAAAACGGTAAAAACCTTTTGCGGTGGAGGTATAGCGCAGCGCCTCAGCTAACAAGCGTTTACCCAGGCGTCTCAACGGTTCAAGTGCAATTTGTGGGTGTGTTGTACGGGTCTTAGAATGGAATAACTGATACGTAGTCGTCCGATGTATTTTTCAGGCCAGCACGGCAAAATGAAAATTATTACAGCGGCTGGGACTTTGGGCGCTGAAACCACGGTTGGGCGGCTCAAAAACTGGAGTTATACAACCCAGCAGCAAACGCTAGATACAACAAGCTTGCAGGACACTGATAAAACGATTATTGCCGGGGTACGTTCCGCTAGCGGTCAAGCCTCTTTGCTGTATTACTCGGAAGCAACAAGCAACGTTGCACAGGTTGGCGGTTATTTGATAAAGCCTGGTAGTAAGCAATATGACACTCAAAATTATGGCGTCAACACTCCGCCTGAGCTTTGCCGAATTGAATTAAGCATTCAAGATGGGGGCGAGATTGGTGTTTATGCTTTTATCACCAGTTTTGCGATGACCTGCAGCGTAGGCGAAATCGTCTCGGCTGATATTAGTTTTGATGTGCATGGCGCTCCTTATGAGTGGACCTTCTGATTTATGACCGTTTACCTTGGCGACTCTGGCGGGATTGAAATCGAGCGCACGTCTGGTGAGCCGGTCAGGCTTACCTTGCTGTCTGGTGATGTATCAACAGCAAAACGACGGTTTAGCCCTGAGGAGGATGTACTAGGCGTTTTTATTAGCGGTGATCAAGTTGATATTGCAACTGTTGACGGTTCAGAGCTTCATTTAATTGATGGTCATGGTTACCCAGATTGGCGCGGTTTTATTTTTGTTGATGCTTTAGGTGGCTTGCGCCTATTTAATACATTTCAAAAGGCAATCGCTGGCGAAATGCAAAACGCTGTTGCGCTTGTTGATTGGCCTTCTCGCCAAAACATCACTATTACAACGCGCTCAGATAATTTTACGCCACTGGCCAAAATTACCTCATACGATTTCACAACTGAACGCGAAACTGTTCGTACAGACATTTTAGGTAGTCAATTTGTTCAGCAATATGAAGCTGGTCTTATCTCAGGGCAGGGGACTATTAATTGTTTTTGGGAGTGGCAATATCAGCTTTGTGATCCAGAAAATCAAGCTACTGGCGTTGAGTTTTCTGCGTATCTTGCGCGGTTGTGCGTTCGTATAACTCAAGGCGCTGATTTTATTGGTCGCTTTTTTGTCTATAAAGACCGCAACCCCGGCACCAATTCAGTGTGGCATGAGGCACGCTGCGTTATTACTAGCGTATCAATTTCAGTTGATGTAGACCAAGCGATCACTTCAACTATCGAATTTGTGACCACTGACCAATTCAAACTTTTGACCGGTGTCCCCCCTGCGTACCTTCTCCAAGAGGATGGCATCAGTTTGATCTTGCAGGAAGATGGTGTAAGTCGGATAATTGTGGCCGACTAGAATCTAAATATTGGTTGACTAAAGGCGGCACATGCCAGACACTGAGATCAGTAATTTGCCGCCGTTGGTGGCTTCTCAGATACAAGATGATGATGTCTTGGCTATTGCCGATCTGTCGGCGACAGAAACCAAAAAAGTCAAGGCTGGTGATCTGGTCATTGGTGTGCTGGACAATTTGCCAGACGACTCCATCAATCCAAATAAGCTGAATTGGAGCCAGTTAGACAGCGACAGCATTAGTGGCGATGATATAGCAGACGCGTCTATTGCTGATGAAAAGTTATTCGGGAATACGCTTACCTCTAGGGTTATCGCCCCGAACGCTATTGGTGCATCTGAACTGGCCGATGCAAGTGTTGACACAGCAGCCCTACAAGTTGGGGCGGTAGATAATGGCGCCTTAGGAACAAACTCAGTCGATAACCGGGTCATTCAAGACGGTGCAATTAGTAACGCCAATTTGGCTGCGTCGTCCGTAACAGTTGATAAATTATCGCTTAACGCAGATGATTTGCCAGGGTCTGTAATTACAGGCGGCACCATCACGCCAGAAGAGTTGCAGGCTGACTTGCAAGGTGACGTCATCCTGGCGGATTCATCAATCGGGACAAGTTTGCTGACTAACCTTAGCGTTACAGTTGACAAGCTATCTGCTAATTGTATTGATACTTCTAAAATTATTAATAATGCCGTCACTTCTGACAAAATTATTTCTGTTAGTGGTGGGCAAATTCTTGCCGCTACTGTTACCGCTGATAAATTTAGTGTAGACACTTTTACGCGAGGTTTAGATAACAGCGGCCTTAATGTCGGCATCACAAACGCAGTTACTGCAGCTACAACAAGCGGCATCAGCTACAACGAACAGGGTTTAATCACTGGTTCGGTCCCTTTGGTTGGCCCTGACCTGCCGCCTGCTACTGCCTCCGATATTGGTGGGATTAGCGTTCCCGCTGGCAGCGGTTTAACGGTCAGCGCACTCGGTGCAATCGACCACGTCACATTGGTTAGTGCCGCCACCCGCAGTGGGATCAGTTATGACGAACATGGCCACATAACAGGCTCGGTTCCGCTGCTAGGTACGGACCTTCCTGCTGCCAGCACCACCCAGCTTGGAGGGGTAAGCATTCCGACCACTGCGGACAGCCCGTTAATTATTAATGCCGCAGGCGAACTTACTCATAAATCGACGGCGTTTGGTGCTGCAAGCAACCTGGCATCAGTCAATGTTGACAGTTATGGCCTGATCACTGGGGGCAGTGCTCAACTTATCGCGTCACAGGTTCCCCCATTAGATGCCAGCAAAATTAATACGGGGCAATTCCCAACATCATTGCTGACTGATAAATCGATCACAAAAGAAAAGTTAGCCAATTATTCTATTGCTTATATCCAAGAGGCAAGCCCTGAGATTTCTACAGAACTTCATACGGGCATTCTGTGGCTTCAAGAGTCAACGGGCCAACTAAGAATGTGGAACGGGAACTCGTTTTTCCCGATTGGATTTGGTCGGCTTGCACAAGAAAACCTTAGATTTTGCGGAACTGTAGATGCAACAACGGGGCTAATTACAACGCTAAACGATAGTGGCCGAACTGCTGGTTTTGCAGTCGGTGCAGCCCCGCCGGTTGCGACTGATGCAATTGGTGGCGCTTATTTTGTTGTAGATACAGCAGGTTCAAATATTAGCGTTGTCCCTGCCACCGCCTTTGATGAAGGTGATTGGTGCCTTTGTATTGATCAAGCTAATGGTTGGGTCCGAATTGACACAATTTCTGGTGGTGGCGGTTCCGCATTAATACGGCTAAACGACCTTTTAGATGTTGACATCAACAATCCCGTTGTTGGTGACGCTCTGTTCTATAACAGCACAACCAACAATTGGTCAAACCAATCAACGCTTACGTCTCGAATCACAATCAGCGAAGCGTTCGATGGTAGTAGGACATCTTTCACGCTTTCAACAACCGTTGATTCAGTTAATGCAACAACATTGGTTTTGTCGGGCGTTACACAAGAACCGGGCGTTGATTATGACATTGCATCAGGAACATCAACTCTAACCTTTAGTAGCGCACCATCTACGGGATCAGGTTATTTCTTGTTATCGCAAGCCATTCAAACGTCAGCCGGTGGAGGCGGTGCGAGCTTGCCGCCGGGCACCGCTGCAAATGAATATTTGCAATGGAGCAATTCTCTTGGGGCTTGGGCTCCATCTACCGAACTTGACGGAGGTTCTTTCTAATGACTCGCACCCGCGCACAACTTGTCCAGGCCCAGACCCATACAGAGTCAGCTCGCGACCTATTGCCAGTAGTGCAGCAAGGTCGATTGATCTGGAACGCAACTGCGAATTCACCGCAGATGTATGACGGCACCCAGTGGGTTGAGGTATTTAACTCTGATTCGTCCATCCCTGGCAATTTGCTATCGGGCAATGTTGACGCCGCCCTTTTAAATGGTGAGCTTGACGGCGGTTTTTATTAGGCTAAATCACATCTACTAAAATATGCGTAGCGCGGTACGCGCCAGTTCTTTACTGACCGAAGGGTTTACTCATGGCTGTCAATGTTCGCTTAAAGCACTCTTCAGTTGATGGAAAGGCTCCGGTTGCTTCTGATTTGCTTGAGGGTGAGGTAGCTCTCAACATTCATCAGAATTCACCCGCTGCTTATATCAAGGACAGCAACGGCGATATTGTGAAGCTGGCTGGTGCGGGCAGCGTTACTGATGCAGATGCTGTCAAAAAGAGCGAGACAGCATCGCAAAACATGGCTGGGGACTTAACCCTCGGCACTGACAAAATTACGCTTGATGCAGGAACCGGCGAAATCACTGCGGACGGCGTTAGAGCTGAACAGGTAGATGTAACTCAAACAGGCTCCGGTTATACTTACATCGGCAGGAAGTCAGATGGCACCGCCACTTTTTTTATAGGAGACGACGGCAGTGGTAAGTTCGCTGCGGATACGATTGTTGGAGAAAATAATGGTTCGGCGTCAACAAATGCGTCAGGTATTTATATTGGCAAAGAAGGTTACATAAGTTACTTTAAAAGCAGCTCCGAAGCCAGTGATTTTATTGTTTGCAGAAAACATGGTAATGCAAATCCTGTAGCCAGTATTGCCAGTGATGGATCATTAAATGCGGCTGGTGACGTAAAGATTGGAGGGACTCTTCCTTCATCGCCCAATATTACGCTGAGTGCAGCGGGATCAATAACTGCGGCGGGTGACCTGCAAGTAGGCGAATCATCTTTCAGTGGCAATGATGATGGTGTAATTGTCCAGACAAATGGACGGATTACAGCTTCAGCGGCTGATGGTTCTGATGTTTGGAACGGCTTCACCACTGGTGGCAATAGAACCTCTGTTATTGGTGCGGACGGCTCAATCACTGCGGCTGGCGGTATTCGGTCTCTTGGCGATGCATATCTTGGAACTTCCGAAGGAG